ACTACGCCGCCGCCGCCCCGCACAACACCCATTACTACTAGACATAGCGGTAACAGACCTCCTCCATCAACTGGCAGTAATGACGTTTCTGGCAACGTCGGCGGGAACGTACTCGTTCCTGGAGGATCAAATACACCACCTGTTAATTCGGTAGATGCTGGTATAAGGTCCGCCTTTGAAGGGCCACTGCCAACGAATATATCCCCCAGCGCAACTAAAACACGTAAAAGCAAAAGAAGTAAAAAGAGTAAATACAGTCGCAAAAATCATTATACGCGCAAATTCTAAAACTTATAATTTTCGTTCATTATTACCATGAGTATATTTGTATATGCATGGTAATATGTCATGGGGGCTAACCGCTTCGCAGTCCCCTTGGACTGATCGAAAAAGTGATATGTCATATTTTCCCCTGTGAATAGCATAAATGCCTTACATCCTGTATATCCAACCACTGAATGATGCCTCTGGTGCCCGCTATAGGGCCGCCGCGGATGCGTACAACGCGCGGCAATATGTGGAGCGGGATGCAGGATTTGACGCGTTTAATTCCGAAACAGTCTATTATGACCGTATGAATACAAAACGGATTCCTCTAGGATGTAACGCAGCATTCTACGATGTAGATCGTGGAATGTACCGTGCTTTCTGGCTTCTTCCTCGCAGCAGTATTTCCAAAACACCGTTGCGACTTGCTAATTCTGTGGGATTAATTGATGCCGGCTACCGCGGCGAAGTACAGGCACCCATGACCTGCTTAGACGGCGAGTTCAAGGCCGTTGAAGGAGAGCGATACACGCAATTTGCCTCTCCTGATTTATTGCCGTGGGATAGTGTCATGATTGTGGACGTGATTCCTGGTGGCGCGACGCTACGCGGCATAGGTGGGTTCGGTAGTACGGGTAAATGAGCGATTGACTGAAAAATAGTTACCGATTGCCTTCTCTTCCCGTCCCAAATAATGTTTCTTTTTTGCTGTATGTACTCTTTACTTAGCAGAATACGGTATTCCAGCGTCCAATATTCAGATAAATTGAATAGTTGCTGTGCGGACTCTTTGCGAATAATAAATCATAGGGTTGTTGCTGTATGTACTCTTTAATTAGCAGAGTACAAGTATAATCAGGGTCCGATGTACGATTGACACAACCAAATGTTTGCTGTACGGACCCTTAGTAGAATAAATCATAGGTATTGTACTGTTGTTACTATTGTTACTGTTGTTACTATTGTTACTGTTGTTACTGTTGTTACTGTTGTTACTGTTGTTACTGTATGTACTTTTACCCCACTGTTTGTTTTGGGGACGAACCGCGTCAATTTTTTAGCCCCCGCTACCTAGTCCTCCTTATGTATTAACATTAACTCGCGAATACGCTCCCGCACACGCTGGTACTTCGGGTCGTCCAGATCCAGACGTAGCATCTCGTACGCCGTCATCTGGCGCGGACCCTCCTTCTGGAGAATCTCAAATTGAGTCGGCGACCAACCCGAGAGCATCGCTACGCCAGGAGTATCGGCTGTCGCGTGAAAGTCCGTCTGTGCGCTGGCTGCGACGTTCCAGATGACAATCCGAGGCGCCGTAAAGCCCTGTCCTGGACCCCACATATCCTCGCCCGCACGCTTGAAGGACTCCTGTATCATAGCGACCTGCGTCTCCCACGGCGCCGTCTTTACAACGTGTCTGTAGCCGTATCCGGTGTACTGACTGCGGTCCGAGGATCCGCACGCCTGGTCCCATCCCATATCAGTGATGACGATGAGATTCTCCGGCTCCTCTCCTGGGCGGCAGCGCTTCTCCTTGAGACGCTTGAGGACGAGGTCAAGTGCCGCCTGAAAGTTCGTACTCAGTCCGTTGCCGATGCGACTGGACTGAATGATACGAATCCGCTCAAAGAGATCTGACTCCGCAGGAAACTGGAGCAGATGCGGATCCGAGTCAAATCCCATCAGCAGGTCCTTGAACTCATCCGAGCAGACTTCTGCGCCCAGCAGACCAATCGCCATACTGACGTAGTACGGCAAGTCACCCACCGACGAGGACTGCATGGATCCGCTAAAGTCCGACATCATGAGGGATCGGCGGAGGCCGCCGCCCGCCTTGGCCTTCTCCAGCATAGCGCGCCAAACCGCAAGGACATGCGCCTTCTCAGATGGGTCAACGCCATCACTGTGGATGAGCGCAATAGCCTTCCTCACGAGTTCATGAGGAAAGATGGTATCAGCGCCGTTGATCTTGGCCTTTCCCTCTGAAGCCTTCTTAAGGTAGGCCTCAAAGTGGGCGCGACACGCCATACGCTTCTCGTCGTCCGGATGGCGAAACTCACCTGTAGGTGCTTCCGCATCCTTCACCCTGTACGTTGTAGGAAGGTTGAGGAATGCACGGTTGTAGAGTTTTCCTGCGCGGCCTGGGACTCCCTCTGGCGCAATCTCGTCCCAGCGGTCCGCGCACATGTACGTCTCAACCGTCTTCAGACGCGCGTTGAGCGAGGCCGTAAGCGTGCGATACTTTCGCATAATACTGCTGTGATTGGTATCATGTGGAAAGAGCCGATGCGCTAGTAGCTGCGCGTACTTCTTGTTGGCGGAACCCTCCCGCGGCGCCCACTTACCCGCGAGGCTAATTGTACCCTCTGTGGAAGCCGAGTCCTCCTTGAGCTGCTTCATGAAGAGAGCAAGCGTTGCGTCGCGAAACTCTATCGGAGCCGCCTCTGGGTCGCCCAGAGTCAGAAGATCGCTCCAGCAGCCGTAGTGAGGAACGAACTCCAGAACTCCCAACACGAGCCAAGGATAACCTCCATAAAGACGCGCCATCATCTTGTGGAAGATGTCTCGCTCTCCCTTGCCACCCCGTATGTTACGGGCGTTAAAGGCGAGAACGAATGCGTCCTCCACTGCTTGTTGGGTTCCAATACCCATGACCGCCTTGAGCGCCGCCTCCAAGTCGTCTCCTGTCGCTCCGCGGACACACTTGACGTTGAGATCCACGCGCGGATCGCCGCTACTGGAGTATACATCAGACCCCTTGACACCAACGGAAGGAACAGGAAGGCTCATTTATGGAAAGAAAGAAGTTGGAAAGAAGTTGGAAAGAAAGAAGTTGGAAAGAAAGAAGTTGGAAAGAAAGTTAGAAACCGAGACCCGTGATTACAACACGGGTCTTGGCCGAAGTCAATTTTTGAACGGTTCTTTAGATTCCTTAGTATTTCTTCACCATCACTAACGGACCCTTGGATGGACCCGTATTTGTAGAAGTCAGTTGCTCTCCCGCCATTCCCGCCGCCTCCGCTGCTTCACGCTGGCGTTCCATTTCTGCAGAGCGGATCCACAATTCGCGGCTTCCAATCTTAAAATCCGCATGCGGCTCCGCCTTGTACCAGAATACACAATCCTCTATACGATTCGTTTTTGCGCCGTTGTGAATAACCAGACACTCATAATTCTCCGTACATTGGTCCATAATCTGACAAAATAGTTCAAAAGTAGGAAAAATACCGGCAAACTGCTCGTAAATACGACGGCGGGCACTGACCTGGTTTTCACGTAAAATGAAGACATAGTCTACTTGACCGCGTAAAACGGGCGGAATACCCATCACGTACTGGAGCGCAAGAATATAGAGAAGTCCGTAATGACGTCCGTTCATAAACAGACTCCGAATCCACTTATCGTTAATCCATTTGGTATCGTACATACAGTCGTCCATCACGATAAATGCACGTTTATCGTGGGAATTGGGTCGTCCAGCATCGGTATCTTTCCGTAACTGTTTCATAAGTTGATCTTGACGACGGATGACGTTACTGACAATACTTGTCGTAACCTCATCGTGAATAAAGAGACTCGGTACAATAGTACTGTAAAACGCATTCGCACCCTCCGTACCGCTTATGACTGTACCAATAGGGAACCGCTGCTTGTACCAGAGTAGATCCTTGATTAACCAAGACTTACCTGTACCACGACGACCAATAAAAAGCACTACTGCATCATCGGGTACAATATTCATACTGAATTTCCGTAAGCGTAAATTGACAGTCGGACGGCTCGCAACGGGAGCGCTCATAGATGGGATCATGCTGCTTAGGGTAGCGGGTGCCGATGCTGGAGGAGGGGCAGCCATTATAATTAAGGAAACGAAATCCAACGGTTCATCGTTTCGCGGTTGCTATTTTGGGAAAAGCCCGACAGTGGTTCTAGATAAACGATGCCGGCGCGTGGAAATCCTCGTCGTGGTGGAAGAGGTCAGGGAGGAAGAGGAGCACATGCCAAAGGAAACGACCGTCCATCCCAAGGAACTTCCACAAAATCCCTAACTGTATGTACGCCTGATGTAAAATCACTTCCTGAATCTCTAACAATTCGTTTATGTCCTGCCGATATACCACCTATTGTTGCCGAAACGCTCACGAGTTTCCGGAATCTTTCACCCTTCATGAGTATTTATGAGAAACTCGCGCCGGAGTTGGCGGCGCATACGGAGGCTTGGAAGCATACCTGGGTCGGTTTCACCGCTTCGGATATATCCGGTATTGAAACAGACGAGGGCAATGACTTTCTTGTCTCCCTTGTAAAACCGGACGGCAGCCAACTACCCGTGTTTTTAAAGCGTACGCATCTCGTGGATCCTGTAAACTTTATGGAGGGAGATATCGTAACACCCGCCGATGGCGCACTTCCTGCTCCCAGTGACCTTTGGCGACGGGCCTTACACAAGGTCAATGACTCGCATAATGAGGCCTATGTTGATGCTCTCTTTGCGCTTGTAGCGGATCGTCTCGTCTCCACAAATATTAGCCCCCACTGGTGCCGGTGCTACGGTGTGTTCACGGCACGCGTAGAACGCTATATGTTTAATATAACAAGTGAATACGATAGTATTCGTAGGAAGCCGTGGTGGCGGCGAAATCAGGCGCTCGGCGTTTTCAAGTTTGAAGATCTGAATAGTGAGTCTAGCGCTGCTTTTGGCACTGTTGGTGCTGGAGCCGGTGAAAATATACCGAGCACCGTGGAGGCCGCGGATTCCCACGAAATGACGGCGGATGACTTTGATACGGTGGTGGAGTCTGATATGACACCGACAAATACGCTTTCGGACGAAGTTTCTGATGTAGAGCCGGCACTCGTCGTAGAAGAGCCGGT